GGAGGGAAACGCGGCGTCCCGGCCATAGAAGCTGATTACGTTGCAACTTGCGGCGCTGGATTGACCAGCACCAATAAAGACATTGGCATCGCCGTATGCGAGGCTTACAACGCGCTTAAAGGTAATCCGAGGTGGGTAAATGACTAAAACAACTTGGCGGGTTGATTACCAAAACGACACGGGGCCTAATGATGGTGGATTTTATGAGTGGTTTGAGGTTACTGACGGTGCCCGCACCTTTAGATGCGATTCGGAAGGGGCCGCCTATTACCTCTGCGATTTATTAAACGAGACTGATAATGACCAAGATGCAGGTTTGGGATTTAGAGGATGGGGCTGACATACTCTATTCAGGGCCCCCGGAAGATCGAACAAAATATGACTGGATTGGTGCCGCTTGTCGGCGTCAACTATCCAGTAAATACAACGCTTTTAAAACAACATGCGGGATTTTTGCGTGATTATTTTTAAAAACTTGTTGACCTAAATAATTAAATATGTATAATATTATTTATGGATGCACACGTATCTGTACCGATAGCCTCCGGTGGAGCAGGCAGGAGTAAATAAAATGGCTTACCAAGTATCAACTTATTCAGGGGATGACGTATACACAATTAATACCACGGGTGATTGTGTAGTAGGCGATGAGATCAGCTTCGAGCGCGCCACTTTCAGCGGTAGCTTTCGCAGCCCTCAATTCGCGGGGTTTGAATTGATCCAAGGGAAAATCATAAAAGATAGTTACGGCGCTGATAAACAACAGCATACTTTTACCCTTGAGTTATTAAACGGCTCAAAAATCAGAATAAAGGGTCGTAATTTATACGCCAACGGTGTTTACCGTAAACGCTGGGCAGATGAGTCTCAGCGCGGTGTAGTAGCGGATGAAAAACACGCCCGCGGTGCTAAAGCACGCGCAGCGCGCGAAGTTAGACTTAGTGGAGGGTTTTAAGATGGCTGTTTTTAAAATCCCTGAGTCTCTTTACGATAAATACCACGGCACCGGTTACGGCCTAGTAGCCACAGTTAACGGGGAGATAGTAGACCTCAAATATTTTGAGGACATCGATCCCGCGTTTTATGTTGACTCAGATCCACGGCGCGAAATTAAAAAAATAATTATGGATGACAGACTTTCGGAAACCGTCCGATATTTACAAGCGCTAGGGCAAGTAAGTGCAGGGATTTTTTCCTGCTACGAATTTTGTGAGATGTAAATGCAAAAAGCTAAAAAAAGCGCAGCTGGTAGACCACCCGTTTTAGAGGGCAGCACCCGCGTTAATCTGTGGCTAGCCAGCGACGATGTAGCCATAGCCAAACAGCTAGGGGGCGGGAATATGAGCGAGGGGGTACGGGCTGCTTTAGCCATTGCAAAAAACACTAAAAAATTAGTGTAAATAATCTAACTAATACTTGACACGCTTAATATTATATGTATAATATTATTTATAGATGCATAACGCATCTAACCGAAAGCCTCCGGTAGCAGGTAGGAGATAAAAAATGCAAATCGTTACCCTAAACAAAGTAGATCCGGCTCACTTAGCAAAAGTGGTCGAGCAGATGCGCACATTGGGCGCTCCACAAATCGCCTGCATTAAAGATGAGGGCACAGGGGTATGGGTTGCATTGGAGGGTAGTCACCGGGTAGCTGCAGCAAAAGCCCTTGGTCTGGTACCGGAAATTGTCGAATATGAGTATGACGGAGAGGCCATGCTATCGGATTACGTCGAGCTTGACGCAGACAATTACAGCATCGAGTCACTTTTTGAAAATCTTGGCGACCGGCCTTTTTACATTTTTGCCAATTGAAGCACATCAACCACATCACCCTAAACACGGGTCACATCGCCCGGGTTAATCGGGAGGACGTGGCCCCCGAAGTAACCAAATTACTAGGGCCTTGGCTCAAAAAGATAGTTAATACAGAGACTATCTATCCTTTTCCGGTTGAAGAATTGGCTTGGCTAGGGGCTCAGGCGTTTGTACAAGACGGTGGGCTAGTGGTGACGGTATACGGACGTAAACCGGATATAGGCCCACGGCTGCCCTGGGTCACCTTTGGAGTGGCCCAAAAAGGCAGGCACTCTACTAATTTGTGGGGTCTACTTGTGGCTAACTTTGGAGCGCACCCAAAAGCTAAGGTACCCTCTGCGCCGTGGTGTGCTGTGGCTGTTTTGGATACGGCACCAAAAGATCTAAAAATATTACAGATGCTGGCAGACTTTGAGCGCTGCGCCGCGTGGGCGTGGATTAGCCGTAATCCAACATTATCGGTAGCTACTTAAGCCCTTGCACCACCGCCCTACACGCCAACGCATCCGCCCTCCAGGCTTGTAGATCGGCAGCTCCTGCCCTAATGATTTCGGCTGGCTTGTCTTTTGGGATAAATAAACGAGTATCTAAAGGTGCAGGCCCAAGCTCGGGCGGGTTACAGGAGACGGGTACGGGTACGTTAATAACTTGAGGGCTTTGGCACCCGACCAATAATAACGTAATCAATAGCAATACTCTCATTGGCTAAACTCCTTTGCGAGGTTATCCATATCTTGCTGACAATTACCAGTAAGTTGTACAGACTGCGCCCGTGCTACTGCGGATTGCCCTTGCGCTTTAATCTGAGCCGCTACACGGGCCGCTTGCTGCGCTTTGGCTACTTGCATATCACCTACCTTTTTTAGCCGCGCTATGGCCTCGTTTTGCAGGGATAGGCTGGCGTTACAAGTGTTTAGAGATTGGTTAAGCGTGGCAACCTCAGCCGTCTTACTCTCAATCGTTTTGCCACGTTGCCAGTAGCCAAAGCCTACTAGTGCATTAGTAGCTAGTAGGGCTGCGATTAAGGGCAGCGCAACAGGTTTTAAAAGGGTGTTAAGCATTAGCTGTTAAAAAGGTCTACCTCAGCGGCTCTACGACGTTTTAAGCCTTTTTCGACGGGGGATCCTGGGGATACCCAACGCGCAAACTCATTAGCTGCGCCATCGTAATCGCCCTCATTAAGCTTAGCTAAGAGGGTGGAGGGCTCACCAGACTTTAGGCGGATGATCCCGTTACGTTTGTTTGATCCAAAACCGACGTTAAAAACAATTGAGACCATCGCGTCAAATTGACCTTGGGTAAGCGGTACCTTGATGTACTGATTAATAATCGCCTCCCTGGCCTTAATATCGTTTAGTAAGCGCTCATCGGCTTGCTCTTGAGTCCAGGTTAAGCCCTCATAGACGTCCGGCCCTGTAGCACCCCACCCAATTGTCCAGGGATCCCCTCCTGTTTTGGGGTCAGGATAGGCTTTTAGGTGGCAGCCCTCGATTGCTTTTATTAAATTAATACCGGCCAAGGAAGTTTGCATACGCCTCCAAAAATAAATAAAAAGTGACCACTAAAAAAAGGATTAAGCTCACCTCAAAAATACTGGCTGGATCCTCAAAATCCACCACCAGCAAAAGCAAAGCGATAAACAAAACAAGCGCTACATACTTTGCCCATGATAGGTACTCGATCATTGTCCAAAACTAATCACGTCATCAGTGTGGGGACTGTTAACAAAATGCCGCTTGTAGACCTCCCTCGGAGGCCCGTATCTCCATCTTGGCATGGTCACAAGGAGCAACACTAATAGCGTGCTTGATATCGCTAAGATATAAAACTCGGGGGGTGATAACATGAGACCACTAAAAGCTGTCCCTGTGAGTGTGTATTGCGCTTTAACCGCTGCGCGTGTTTTGAGGCCCGGTAATTTACCCGCTCTACAAGCACAAATAAATAACCCTGCGAAGCAGATCGTTATGTTGATTAGCTTGAGGATGATGTACAGCGTCATAGGCCAGCCTTTTTGTCAAACACACGGCTTAAAAACCCGCCGATCCAGCTCCTAATCGCGTTAAAGTCGACTGTCCAGCCGATTAAAAAGGCAATGGGGATCAATGTGTAACGAGGAGTAGCCCAAGGGAGGAGCCGGTGAAACAACTCTGCGACGGATACGGTAAGGACTACCGCGACAAAAACACGTACAGAGATAAAATTTAAGGCGGCCCAGTTAGACCTAGGCTCAGGCTCGCTAGACAAGGCTAAAAAAGCTCCTGCAGTGGCTAGCATGATGATGGCAAAATAAGACGCGGTCGCATTGGCAATCTCTTGAGACGCAACACCAGCAAACAAGATGATCAGCAATCCAATTAAGTCAGGCGGGCTCTGTTGCATCGTGCAATCTCATAAATGAGGATTAAAAAGTACAGCGCGAAGACGGTCTCTCTGACCGGTAGGCCGGTAGACGCGGAACACAGAGAGACACCGCGCGGTAGATCACTAATTGCGTAACCTTGCAGATGCCAGGCGAGCCTGCAGCCGCTCATCATCAGGGACTCTACAACACCAATTAAGACGGCCAGAGACGCAATACTTTTAGCTGGGGAGGGAGGCTGAGGGAAGACTAGATAAACCCCAATAATTGCGCACAGTAAAGCACCAAACAAACCGGCTTTAATGTACTCAACCGCTGGCGCAGGCAAGCTCCCTATCGCGACTCCGTCGAGGATAAAAAACCTACCCAGCGCAGCCACTAAAAGTAGAGCTGCAAAACGGCTCACTTTTTACCAGGCTCCTCACCAGATCCTCCGCCTCCTCGGGTCTGCATGCAAGGTAATTTGGCGCTAATAACATAACCAATCAATACGCCTGTTAGAGCAACTGCTGCACCTAAAATAAAACTGAGTACATCCATTTACATCTCCTTTTAAAAATCAATTGGGGGATTATCTAAAGCCCACGCATACAGGTCATTAGCCGTTAATTTATGAGCGCCTGCGAGTCCAAGCATCGCTGCGACCGCCTCAAAGCACACCCACTTATTTTTATCCTGAGGGATAAAAGGGAGGATAAAACGCTGGACATTGAGCGTGTCATAACCTTGGTCTTTATGCTGGTGATACCACCAAAGCGCATCCGCTGCATTACCTTTTACTGGCAACACATCCCAACGGCCTGAGGCCAGATCTATGTATTTAGATCTAACTCCACCGTCTCTCAAACTACTTGAGTAACAGACCCCGTCAATGACTAACTCAGCGTGGCTGTGTTTACTCCATGTCCATAACCTAATGGCGTAATGGCTGATAACATGAGGGAGGTCGTTCGGAGGGCCTTTATAAAACGCAATAGCAAGGCTCATTAGATATTGTTGTAGGTCGCAGGCCAGCCTGCATATAGATCAACACTGTAGGGATCCTGGGCTGCTTGTACCTGAGCGATTAAAGTTTCCGCGTGCGCAAACATTGCCGCATCTTGCATTGCCGCTGCTGAGAAAATTTGCCCAGCCAAAACCTGCGTCATGGTTACAAAACTACCGTCCATTGTTTTCCACTGCAGATTAGGCGGTATGTTAGGCCCAAGTATTACAAGACCTATCTGCTGACTACGGCTAAACACATCCGAGTGATACCATTTACCTGCAGCCTGATATCCTCCGTTTTGGGCTTTGTAATCACGGATAGATTTAACCTTACTGGTTAAGGGTGATAGGTCAATAGGCGGCGGTGCAGGCGGGGCGACATACTCCATAACCACCCACTCATACCCATCCCAATTAGCCCTAAGTTCGCCGGGCGTTTCGGTCTCGCTTGTATTTTGTGGCGCAGGGGCTTCCCGGCCAGGGTACACAGTTGATGTGTACCAGCCAAACATATCGTAATAACTCATTTAAACCTCGAAGATTGCGGTTGGGGTGTTGGATGCGTTGTAAGTAAGGACGTTAGCGCCGCTTGTCCCTATAACCCATATAGAGCCATCAGTAGCGCCTGAGTATGCGTTTGATTGCCCAACGAATTGATTAGTAACACGCATGATTGGGATACCGGCGTGGATGGATCCAGCCGCGCGCTCGTTAGTACTGTTGACGCTTGCATAAACGCCATTAATCAAAACGGTACGGTGACCAGATGCAAAGTTTTTAAGATTAGGGACTGCAGAGTAAGTATTGTGTGTGTCGCATTTATAAATTTGAGCGCCCGCCCCAATGAGCATAAAATAAACCACACCGTCTGTATCTCGCCATATAGTGCTAGGCGTTACTGGGATCGTTGTACTAGTCCAAGTACCAGTAGCCCCTGTCACAGACCAATAAGCCGTTGTACCACTAGACCAATACCAAAAGCGCCCATTGATTGTAAAAATACCGCCATACGTCCCAAGGTTGGCGGGCAAGGTCGCGGTTACCCAAGATGTACCGTGATTATTAGACGTGTAAGCCGTTGCAGCTGCACTTGCGGGGATAATAAACACACCCCCATTTTCAGCGGGCAGAACAGTATTATTTGCCGTACCTGGCAATGCTGTAGCTGCTGTCCAGGTTGTCCCGTTAGTACTCTTAGCTACAGCGGTAGCACCGCGCGCCATTGCGATAGAGTTAGTACCATTGGTGGCAATGTCCCATGCTTGGGCAGCTGGCATCGCTCTAAGCGTCCAGGTCTCTCCATCTGGGCTTGTGGATACGTTGCTGCTGAACGTAACGATTGACGCAATAAATAAGCTATTACTACGTGTAACGTTAACCGCTTGAATGGTTAAGTTAGTCGCAAAAACATTGTTATCCGTCATATTTTCGGTTGACGAAACAGGCTTTAGGGTTGCGGCTTGCGGGCTAAAAATTGGGAGCCTTACAAAGGAGTCCCCCCAATACACACCATCCTCAGCATCAGCCACTCTTAAGATCTTTTTAGCCTTACCTACAAGGGAGGGCAGACCCGCTCCTGCAGCCGCTGCAATCGCAGCCGTTTGAGCCATAGTCTTGTAGTTTTCAGCAGAGTCTCTCGCAGACTGCGCGTCGTTTTTATACGTTAAGGCAAGGTTTTTGGCGTCTTCTGCAGCGGTCTTTAAAATGCCGGTCTGAAGGATTGCATCATCGTGCTGGATCACTGTATTGTTGTACAGCGTTAAAGTATCGCCTTTAATCACCAGCATTTCTGCTACCGCATCATCCTTAACTTGCTCCAAGTCTGCGATTGCATCATCTTTGATAAACTGTACGTCTATCTTTAGTTGGTCAAGGTCTATAACCAGTAGATTGACCTCACCTACAAAGACCGGGAAATGGCCTAGAAAAGCATCGGTCTCAGCAGAGAAATTATCTGGGTCATCCCCACGGCTAGGGGACGGTGGGAAAGGCGTAAGGCTCATACTAAGGACTCCACTTCAACGGTCATTTCTGAGATGTATCTGTAAGTGATGGTGGATCCGTAGTCTCTATACCAGCCGTAAATGATGGTGCTGTTATAGATAGAGGATCCGATAAATAAGGCAGGGGTCGCGCGGATAGAGGCAAAGAGACGTTGGGCAACGTCAACCTCATAATCTCTGATGGTCACATTAAAACTGGCTGTTTTTGAGTACCCGCGTTTAACAAACTCAGGGTCTCCAAAATCATTTATCTCGCGGCGCGAGTAGTCTTGTATGCCAATATCAGCACCGTGATTTACGCCGATGCCAATCGTCCTTTTAAAGCCTACGGTAATAACGCCACACCGGCACATATTGAGGGCGTTTTCAATATCAATTTGGACTTGCGCAGACCCATAAGCAGGTAGATCTAGAAATACTTTATCGGTCTCGCGAATAATTTCCTCAAAGAAATATTCGTACCAATCGCCTTTAGATAACTTACCGATAAACTTTTTTGTTTTGTCGTAAACAAGACCATCGATTGGGTCAGTCACACGCACCCGCGCAGTCTTAGCGTGGCAATTAATAAGACCTACTGTGTTAATGACCTTACCGGGCAGGATGGTGTAGCTCATTGAGCCAACTTGCTCGGTTTGGCTTAAGGTACGATCATCAAATACCTTCCACCGATTGGTTGCGCCAATCTCTATCCATACGGTCTTGTTAGTGGCAGGGTTTTTATTGGTATTTGCACTTGCTGCCTCATAATTTTTATGAGCGCTAGGCAAAGTAACGCGGTCACCTTTACCGTAATTAGTCACGTTTGACCAATCGGGGTAATCGTTTTCAGGGACGTCCGTCGTTAATAACTTGACATCATCAATAATGACGGGGGGTACAACAATAAAAGGCTCAGCCATTAGGCATCCTCCACTCTTACGGCTGGCATACCATCCCTATCCCAGCGCTCCATGAGTTTTGTTAAGCGGGCGTTTATGGCCACTAATGCGCTTGCTTGCGTGCGGTTATCTTCACGCAAATATCTGACCTCTTGAGGGGATGTGTCACCCTTGAGCATCTCTTTAGTTTTGGATGCATCCCAATACCTCGCCGGGCCTGTAGCCTCAAGCTCTGGGCCATCTTCGCCCACGATCCTAAAACCGCCTTTGTGGTACCCACCACTGGCAAATCCAGGTATATCTTTCGCAGCTTTATCCGCATCTTTTTGCGCAGCCTCTGCTTTTTTGACGGCATCACTTAAGATGCCTAAGTGGTAGTTAGCTGACCCTAAAGTGGCGTTAATCCCCTGCAATGCGTTAATCTGCATGAGGCCAGCCTGGTAAATCATGTTTAAGCTGTTGATGGACTTTTTATGCTCATCCTCAGCCTGCTTCATCTGCTCCTCGATCTTTTTAATCTGATCGTCTTGATACTTAGCAGTGAGTTCAGCGACGGCTTTTTGAGCTTCATCCATCGTGACAATGGAGGCGTCAATCCCTTCTAGCGCGTTAAATTGCGCTTCGCCCCATTTACTAATTTCGTCCAGAGACTTGAGGTCTGCTTGTAACTGATCATCAACTAGTTTTATTTGGTCTTGCAGGGCTTGCAGTTGCTTCTTATCGTTTTCCAGGACTTGATCCTCGAACCCTAATTTCTTTCCTGCGATAGCAGCTAGCTCCTCAAGCTTGGCGGCTTGTACTAATTGATCCCGATTAAAGTCAAAACTACTTGAGTAGCTATTTGAGTTGTTACTAGTAATAACGGAGAGTGGGTCTTGTAATGCACTTGCATCGGGGATGATGCCTTGCTTAGCATTAGCCAAAATGCTATCAATCTGCCCAACCGCTTGCGCATAATTGCTGCGCTCTAATACATCCAGACCGCGTAAGTTTTTGATTGCGCCTTGTAAAGCATCAATCACACTCTTAAGGTTGCTAGCGGCTTTTTCGGAGGCATCAGATACCCCGTTTAAAGCATCTATTTGTTTTTGTAAGGCGGACTTTTGCTCATTAGCAGCGCTAGTAAGGCTTTCTCTTTCGGCCGAAATAGACCGACTAAACAGACCTTTCACAGCGGATAACTCGGAGGCAAACTTGTTAATTTCTGCTTGCAGGGCTGCTTGCACCTCATTAAACGCAGCTTCTAGTGCGCTTTTTTCGAGGTCTACCGCTTTACCTAAATCATCAAAACTAGACTGCGCATTGGCCAAAGCGTCTGCAGCAATAGCAGCTTTTCGGGACGCATCCGCCCAGCGCTCGACTACTAAAATATTGTCGTAACTGGCTTGACCCCACTCCTCTAAGCTATTGATAGAGTCTTCTGCGACCTTATCAATGTTTTCTATTTTTTTCTCAAGCTCGCTTAACCCATATTGGGCAAAGTCTCCTGTTAACCGGCCTAGTAATTCCGTTGCTTTAGCCTGATCCTCTAGCATAAAAATATGCTTGAGTAAGACTTGATTACTATCGTGTAATGCGCTTAATTCGCGCTCCCTTAAGGCTGCTGTATTACCTTGCGTTTGGAGCAAACGAGTGACTAAACCTTCTGACTCAGCGTGTATTTCGTTGTAACGTTCTTGCGCTTGGATCTGTTCAATCAGGGCGCGGTTAGCCGCATTAACAGACTCTACCTCGAGTTTACGCAAGCCTATGGTGTCACCTTGAGCCTGCATTAACCTTTGGTTTAGAGACGCCGTCTCGCTGGCTATTTGCTCAGCTAATGCAGCCGCTTCAGCGTCTGCTTGCTTTTTGTCTTCAAGGGCAAAGATATGTTCTAAGAGGGCGCGGTTACTTTCATCTAACGCGTCTATTTCTTGTTTACGTAAAGCCGCGGTATCCCCTTGAGCTTGTAACAAGCGAGTGTTTAAATTGGCGGCTTCGGCGGCTATTTGTTCGGCTGACGCTTTAGCCGCATTGCCTAGATTATTTGTTTCTTGCGTCAGCTGCGCAAAGATAGGGGAGAGTTTGATTAAGCTTGCGCCTAACTCTTCATTGCCTGCTCCAAAGGCATCATCAACGAGTTTTCTAAACCCTTCTCTGGTTCCTGGAAGACCCTCTACGCCTAGCTTTTGCAGCTCCTCAGTGAGTTGTTTGGTACTGTTAGCAGTACGTTCGGCCTCAGAGTAAAAGTTATCGTAATAGTTACTTGTTGCTTGTACTAAGCCGTCCATCCCGCCGAATAAATCGGCAAACTTACTGGCTGCATCACCACCAGCAAGGCTTGCGTCCATCAACTCAAAACCTAGATTGCCAAATATTTGATTAACGGTGGTGAGGCTACCGGCTAAGCGCTGTAAGGTCTGGCTTGCCGTCTCTCCTTGTTTACCAAAATCAGTAGCGCCCAAAACAAACTTGGCCATTTCTTCGTTGGCCGATAAGAGGGCATCTTCAATCTTTTTAGCTATTTCCTCCGGCTTTAAGCCATCGAACTTAATACCTGTTTTACCCACCTCTTGATGGATAATTTCAGTACCTAATTTGGTCGTAAAGTTTTTAATCGCATCCGAGCCAACGCCAAGAGTATCGGCCATTTGTGAGGTGGCCGTACGTAGTTGTTTATAAGCGTCTTGGACGTATTGATACTCAGAGTTATCTCTAACGTTTTGGATGCTGTAGCTAGGCCCGCTAAATAGGGTACCTCCACGTCGTTGGAGGTCATAGCTTTGGATAGAGTCTCCACCCAGCTCACCCATGATCCCGCTACCGACTATTTTTTTAGAGCGAAACACACCTAAGGCGTTAGCTACAATAAGAGCCACAGCGGCGTAGGGGATAGCAGAGGCCACAGAAGACATGAGAGATCCGCTACTAGCAGCTGCCCCGGTAGCAGTCCCATAAGCCCCGTTTGTGGCAAGCAGCGCATCTATTCCCCCGCCAGTAAGATTGGCGTATATAGTCCCAGCCGCGTTAGCTGCAGACATTGTGCCCGCCGCATATTGGGTGCCTACACTGAGAGCGCTAGCACCCTGGCTATAAGCGCTGTACAGAGTAGAGGCGTTATTGGCCAGGCCAAGCACTGAGGAGCCTCCACCTTCTTTTGTTAAATCACCAAGCCCTACAGCCCCAGCAGCAAAGTTAACAGCTCCACTTACAACCGGCCTTAACACCATCGTTTTAAACATGTTTACGATGGTGTCTTTTAGGTTTTTGGCGATATCTTTCCCTGAGCCAAAACCATTCATGAGGGCGTCCGTAATGGAGCCCTGAATACTTTCCGCTGTCTTGGCCCAATCATCTGCAGCTTTAGCAGCCGCATCAGCGCTAGCTTTCTCAAGGTCTAACTCGGATTGTTTAGCAGCGCCCTCGCGTTTAAGTTTTGCTAGCTCACGGTATCCGCTCGCCTGCTTCATCAGCAGGCTGTATTCCTGCTCATCTAAATTTTTATCATTAGCCCGGATCGCTTGACGTTCTACCTCAGTAGCCATTAGCTCTAGCTTTGCGCTATCAAGTTCCGCTATTGCTTCTTTGCTGAGCCCTAAGCGAGCATTCGCTTCTTTTTGGGCCTCGATATCAGCCTTCAATTTTTCAAGGCCAGTATCCAAAGAGGTGATATATTTTTCACGCGCTACCGCTGCATCTTGATTGGCTTTAACCAATGCTTTTGCAGCGTCTGCTGCTTGTTCCTGGCCTATCTTTAGGTCAAAGAGTGAGGCTATTTGCGCGCGCTGCGCATTGGTCATTTTTGCCCAGGCATCAGACCCGGCAAGCTTTAAAAACTCTAATTGAGACTTGTTATAACCATTCGCTGCAGCCTCAGCTTCCGCGTAGCCGTCGGTTGATTCAGTAACCTTTTTAACAAGCTTGGAAAAATCATCCCCTGCTGCTTTTGCGCTACCACCAGCCTTTTTCAGACTTTTTTCATAGTCCCCTACAATTGGGGCAGCCGTTTTAATGTTTTTACTAGCTGCGTCAATAGCCTGATCTACTTTTCTGACATCAGCAACAGAGCCACTAGCAGCTTTACCCGCTGCTGCTGCAGCCTCACCCCATACTCTACCGACACTATCCGCACCAGACTTTAGGGAGGTAGCAAAATCAGCCGTAGTGTTTTTATAAATCTTTACAGCTTGTATCAGATTGCCCTGTGCAGCCTGCGCGATTGCTGCAAACTGGCCACCTATCGCGTCACCAACTGCCTTAAAGACAGTGACTACCGCAACACCAGCCGAATAAAGCAACTTAAGCGCAGCAGATAAAGCCTCAGCAGCAGCTTTAAGGTTTTCACTTTTAGCAGCAGAGCTTAAAAACTCTTTAGCGAGGGTATTTAAGGTAGGGAGTAACTCTGCTGCTACTTGCCGCCCTACCCCTGCGACTCCTTGACCGATAAGGTCAAGTGTGTCATTAAACTCCTCAGCGTTTTTTGTAGTTTGCTCATTTAACGTGAGCCCTAAATCTTTAGCTTTTTGGTCAAAATCAGCAAGCGCGTCTGAGCCTGCATTTAAAAGCGGGATAAGATCCGCCCCAGATTTACCAAAAAGCTCCTGAGCTAAGGCTGTTTTTTCTGCGCCGTCTTTATATTCGGCAAATTTAGCGGCTACCTCGCCAATCAGTTGACGCGTGCTTTTTAAATTACCATCGGCGCCCTTAACAGATAGGCCCATAGCCGCAAAAGCAGCGTTACCTTCTGCTGCATTTTTAGCGAGCTTGGCTAAGCTTTGCTGAAATTGCTCACCAGCGCCTGCCTGCCTAAAAGCTAACTGCAGCCCAGCGACCTCCTCAGTCGCAAGTCCTGTTTTTTGGGCGAGCTTCCCGGTTTCATCAGCGGCCTCTATAGCGTGTTTTACAAACGCCGCCATACCACCCACGGAGATACCTAAACCGAGGCCAGCTAAGGCCCCTTTCAGGCTTCCTAAGCCGCCTATAAAGCCAGACTGCGCTTTAGTCGCACCCCCTGCTCTAGCCTCAGCTTCACGGAGCTTGGCTATATAAGGCTCTAAAGCTGCTGTATTACCCTCTATAGCTGCTTTAGCTGCGTAGTACTCACTCTTTGTTTTGCCAAGCGCTAAAGCTTGCCGTTCAATTGCCGCCGCCGTCCTTTTAGTAGCCGCGTCCATTTTTTCGGATGCGCCAGCTACTTGGCCTAAACCGGCTGCTGCCTCCTTGCCTGATTTAGACGCAGTAACCCCAAGATCAGCAAGCGACTTTTTAGCTTTAGAGATACCAGTCTCGACGCCAGACGCGTCAGCAGATATCGATATCTGTGCCACGCCGATGTTTTCAGCCATTTACTTATCTCTCATTACATTCAAAGCCTCTGCCTCCATGACCTGGATATCGTCAAAGACCTCATCAAATTGAGCGGGGGCGTAGCGGTCTATTAATGGATAAACAGACTCATACTTAAGACCAATAGGGCCATTGGGGCCAGCAGCCCATTGCGTGTTTAATCTTCTAAAAACCGCGAAAGCTAGTTCATGTTCCGGCCAAATTTCGACGTCTTCAAAGACGTCTTCAGCCGTAAGCCCCCACATTTCGAGCTCTTGATCGCTCGCTTGTGGCTCATACAAAGCTTTCGCGATCTGTTTTAGTTTCCCAATTTGGCGTTAGTCTGTTCGTGCACGTATTTCTCAAAAATCGCGCGCGCAGAACCTAAGTAGGACTGAGTTAATTTCTCAATACTTTCACGGTCAAACGGATCCGCAAGCTCCCAACCGCTGGCCATTTCAAGGATCATGTCTACTTCATCTTTACCTTCCAGATTTTTCGCCCATTCGAGGTACTCATCTTTTGTTCGGTGTTTAAAAGTAAATTCGACTGCCTCAGGAGTTGCCCCAGGGATTGGGATATTTACTTTTGCTTTAAAGGTTGGATTTGCGGTTAATACAAATTTTGTTCTGGCCATGATTTATATCTTTCTATTAGGTTAAAAAGGCCCGTACTCCAAAAATGGCGGGCGTAAAAACCCCGCCGAAGCGGGGCATGGCAACTTAAAAATTAAGATGCGTAACGGACTGGACGGCCTTGCAAGTTAAAGGTAGCTTTAACGCCCATAACCTGGCCTTTAGTCATTGTTGGAGTCTCGTTAAACGACACATAGCCGTTAAAAAGGATCAATGACCCGTTAGGTAATGTGGCACGTAGCCCAACTAGATTGCGGGTTTCGGCAACAGCTTTAAGAGCAATAAAGCCGGGTAATGTGTCATCGTCAGCAATCGTCATCTCAATGGACATCGGACTAGATTGAGTTGGCAATTGCGACTCAAAATCCTGCTCTAAGAATGAGTAGGTAACAAACTGCATATCACCACCGCTTGTGGTGCATTCAAGAATTTGTGAGACCTGCGTCCAGTTTGTAATTTCGCGGATTGATCCGATACCGGAACCGGCTGGATAGGTCTGCGTATTGGAGGTGTCGATACCCTCGTAAGTAATACTGGTACCGACTGCATTATCTGCGCGAACAATACGATTATTAAGCTTTGACCATCCGCTGGTAACCTCGATAAAAGCACCATCAGCGATACCGTGAGGAGCCGCTGTAGTAGCTACACCAGGATTAGCGTTAGTAACAGCGGTGACGGTATCAGCCGCGGCGTAAGATGTTGCAAGTGCAAACAACACACCATTAGGTAATTTAACTGCCATTTGAGGGCCTTTCAAAAAAAAAGCCCGCGAAGTGCGGGCGGGGTTTTGCCCTCTTCGGGCGAAAAAAAACCCGCCGAAGCGGGTTATTTACTTAAAAAAAGTTATCTATTTATCCAACAAGAAAAATCCTGCCGGGTGCCGTACAGCTCTGTTTCCGGCTCATAATCACTCACAAAAGATCCTATTGCGGTAGCTTGTAACGAGGAGGTAAGCATTAAGTCTTCAACTTCGCGCGCCAGATTGGATGCAGTAAGACGCTCAGTAGCCCAAACCTTAACCATGATGCGCGCATTAAGTTTGCTCGGTAGGTCAACTCCAATAAACTGCACTACTTCGCCGCCTACTTGCTGATATGTTATGTAAGGGGTTTGAGTTTTTTCAGCAGCGACGTCTGGATAAACACGGCCACCACATAAACTTACCAGGCGGTCATGTACAGCTTGTTCTATCACAGGCGTTCTTTCATTTTTTCTACAGCAGCTTCATAAGCTTGTTTTTTCATGGCTTCGTAAGCCGGTCTTAAAAACGGATGCGCGGGCGCACGCGAAGTGCCAAACTCAATTAAATGACCATGAGGGGCTTTAGATCGATTCCAGCTCACGTGATAAGTGACCTTTGAGGCCGTACTGTTATCTTGGCTAAAGACCTGATAGATCGAGTCTTTTAACGTGCCACTTTTAGCAGGTACTCTACTTTTTGCCTCGTCATAAAACACTTGCGCCGCTGCTTGAGAACCCACGCGGATGACGGAGGTCTTCACTTTCTCGGAAAAATTGTTTAAGTGATCCTCAATCGCATTAACATTAAAATCTATCTGGATCACTGCACCACCTCGCAGGCTAAATCAACAGATCTATTTTTTTTGTCTGGCAACACTGCTGTTATTTTGTAAATAGTCGAGCCCGAAACTACCCGCATTGCGGGCGTTATATCAGCCCTGTAACGCACTCTTATACTGACCTTGACTATAGAGTTAGGAGCGTCTGATTTAATCGATTCCAGACCGCTTAAATACCGGATGTCAGCCCATACCGTAGCAACATCAACCCAAGTATTAATAGGCTGGCCTATAGGGTCTACTGTTTCCGTTAAGGTCTGTAAAGTGACCTTGTTCTTAAGCTGGCCTGCGTACATTAAAGACCTATATCTACACGGTATGGCTGCCAAATATTGATAGCCGCGCGGCGATAATCATCGCGCTTTAGAGGATCCCCGTCATAATCAGCTTGGACAATTAAAATAATCCCCTGCAAAAGATCCGGTACGGTTAAAGGATCATCAGGAGCGTCCACATCCAAGTAATCAGGGACTCCACCATAGATATATTGCGCGCATTCGCGGGCTGCCGAATCTATTAACCGCGTCAATAAGAGGTCACTATCAGTGTCAGTGATCCTCAGCGCTGCTTTAACATCAGCGAGTACGGTCATTTTTTACGCTTAATAACCCTGGTTTCGACCGGATCATCTGTGTTTTTAGGCTGCACATACGCCGCGCACTTGGCCTCCTCGACTAAATGTTTAGCCATGTTTGCACTGCAGCGCATAAGATCGCCAGGCGCAAAAGATCCGCCTGCAGAGGTAGCGCCAAAAGTAGTAAATTTGATCTGTACCATGTTTTATAGGGCCGGTTTCCCGGCCCACTCCTATTAGGCAGGCGTTAAATCACCAGCACGGATAGCGCCTGGTACCTCGGTAGCTAAAGCTAACCGACGCTCAGCACGGACTGTGATTAAGTTTTTAGTAAAGTTATCAGAGTCAGACTCGGACATCTCTACAACCACGCCCTCACGGTTATACAGTGTGTAAGCCTGCGAAAACGCGCCAACTGCGAAGGTATCGGCTGCGACTCCAACAGACTGGATAACAGGCACACCCCATAAACGCATAACGCCTGCCTGGTCAACAGCTACACGGACTTGGCCCGCTGCAGTAGTCAATAGCTCAATCTCAATGGTGGCAAAATCAGCAGGATTTAAGAGGATCGCCTCAGCCGGGAAACCAGCAGACCATGAGTCAGCAATTACTTTACGTAGTAAGACTAGCTTTTTAAGCGTGGATCCCAGGTCAGCATTAGCATAACCGTGGGCGGTAAAGTTGCCCGTGTCAAAAATGCCGGAGATATTAGGAGCAACACCATCACCGACGCACAGTTGAGACTCAACTTTACGCTGTACGCCATAGCGCATGCGGTTATTAACATAAGCCGCCAATAGTGTGTTATCCATAGCCACTTGACGGCTGATTTTGATCCAATGTGCAACGGTTGATATTGGCATATTTACAAGAGACCAGGTCAAGCTAGACTCAGGTTTAGATGCACCTTCAGCGGTTTCAGCCGCGTTATTGGTAAATACATTCTCTTTCGTAAATTCGACCGCGTTGCTAGTGGTCGTTGTACTATTGAGCAAGGACTCAATAGTTAAAGTCTGAAAAGCACCAGGCACAATTCCTGGGCGGCGATCAGGCGCAACGTTAGCATCAGAGCCAGTAATTGTATTTTTAACTTCAATACGCGCTTTTTGTGTACGGCCTCCGACAAAGTCCCCAAAAGCAGAGGTTTTTACAACTTGCGCGCCCCAAGACTCATCTAATTTTTCGGTGGAGGGAGGCGTAAAACCTTTTTGCTCAAGAGCTAAAAGACGGTTTGCAAACTCAATTTGCTGAGTCCCTAAGTTATCCAAAGCGGTCTTGGTATCTGTTGACACCTTGCCGATGGTCTGCAGCTCACCATCTGCTTTTGCAGACATTCCAGCCAGTTTTTGTTCGAGGTTTTCGAGGGATTTAAGTACTGTTTCAATGGTCATATAAACCTTTCGGGCATAAAAAAACCGCCTTTCGGCGGTCGGTTAATTGCGAGATGCAGCGCTTAAATGGTTAGCAACTTGCTGATACGGTCTTGTATCTGCGCTAACGCTTTCGCCTCAGCGTCTTCCGGGGCATCCCGCCCTTCGAAAATCGCTTTAGCGCGGGAGACAAGCGCCATAGCCTCCCACTTGCCCAGCCCTGCATCCCGCAGTAGCCGTTCAATATCTCGTTCTGTTTTGCACTCTGGTAAGAGTGCTTCAAAATCCATGGATTTAACGGTAGATAGATCGATGCGCGCGGCTTTGTCAGCGGGGAAAACAACCGGCGAAACTTCGGCCAAAACAGACCATTTACGGATCAAACGACCGCCGTTTTCGGACTTTTCGTAATCGCCTTTGTGTAAAAATCCGCCGATACTAAGACCGTCCAAGGTCTCATGTAGTAAAGATGCGCGCACATCAGAGGCCAGGCTATGGTTTGGGGTTAGCTCACCCTCCACCCATAGGCCAACATTGTCTTCATCGGCGTATGTATATTTCCCAACAGGCATATCCCACTGATGGTTAAAAAACATTTTGGGCAGGCCGTTATCTTTTAGGGAGTCTTTAAAGGCTCCTTTTTCAATGGTGTCCCCGTAACTGTCAACACCACCCCAAACGCTCGCGTAACCCTTAAAGGATCCAGCGTCTGTATTAAATTTAAGTTGCGTATTGTGTAGAGGGAGAGTTTTTCTGATCAGCATAAGTGACCTATTGGGCAATTACCGAGCCATCACCACCCGATACGGGGGCCTGGCCAAGTAAAGAGAGAGGGACTAAATTACTTTGCACGGTGAGTATGTCTGTGCCTTCGATCGGAGGATCGTTTTCTAGTTGTCTACATTCAGCACGCGTTTTAATGCCGTTTTGTACAGCCTGCGCATACACTTGCATACGGTCTTTTAAAGACCCTCTTAAGAGTGCATCAAAATTAAATTCAACGGAGTATCTCGCGCGCTGCGCTGCAGTTAAAACACGTTTGGTAATGGCTTGCTCAACGCTTACCAGTAGTGGCCTTACGCTTAATTTGTACCAGCCGTCCATGATTGCATCGATGCCGCTACCCCACGTTGTTACGTTGGAGTGGTGCGCCAAGACTGGAGGAACGTCAAACCATCGGCATATTTCCTCGACCCCAAAGCGTCTGCTATCCAAGAGCTGCTGATCCTCAGGTGAGATACCTAACTGTTGATATTTCATGTCAGCCTCGAGCACGTAGAGGCGGCCAGTGCCAGTACCTTCGGCCATGCTCGCGTAACTATTACGCAGCGCGTCTCTTTGCTCTTTTTTAAGCACCCTATCAAGCATTAAAACGCCGGTAGGTTTACCGCCAGCGCCAAACAATTTACTAGCTGATTCCTGGGCGTTTTTAGCCTCATCGGTTGTAGAGCGCATAAACTCAAGCTTGCTAAAACCTACAGTCCCATTGCCTAAGTTTTTAAGGTGGAGTACGTTTTCTTCGGCCAATACGGCTAAATCATCCCCAACGCGATACAAATAAACGATTGATCCATCGTTTAAAACGTTAACTTGCACCTGATCCGCGGGCATTGGCCACAAGCTAATAGCCTCTCCATTAGTCTCATCGCGGTCAATACGGGCGTAAGCGTTGCCTCGCAGGTCATGATTTATGAGCATGGCACGCCAAAAATCTATAGGCGTCATACGACTATTAGGGGAGTCGTGCAGTAATTGGTATAGACGACTAGACCGTGCAAGCTCTTTTAACCCGTTTTGCCCACGCTTATAGGTAAACAAAGGCAAGGAGGCTACCGTGTTAGCCCTACGGTCAACGCAAGACCATACTGCAGACAATTGCAGGGCCTGGTCTACTTTTACATCAGAGGTGCCATCAAGTAAGGTAGCATTAGGTGTGCCTATTTGCTCCCCAACCTTATTACTTAAGACGTTTTGCCCTAGGCCAAACCAGCCTAGCATAGACGTCCAAAAACTAGCCATTAAAAGATTAATGGCTCCTCAATAAAATCATCAAAATTTCCTTGCTCTTCGATAGCAGGCATTACGCCCACTGCCATTGCTAAAGCCACCATGCCATCAATACGACGGTTTGCTTTGCGTTTATCAAATTTTCGAGCCCCGGAATCACCGACCACTTGCGCATTCTTGGCGCACATTTCAAGGATTGGGTGATTACTATGTCTGAGTTGTTTATTCAGTAGTTTTACTTCCAGCTCCCTTAAAGCAGGAGTCATAGACAGAGTGCCTTGCCCATAAGGGACAAACTTTTCTAACTCATCTTCAGAAAATCCAACCTTAGATAGCCAAGGTTTTAGGTGTGTAAATAAGGCTCTATCAAACGCCAGCACCTGTACATTGCAGCGGTCAAAGAGCCCGCGTAAAAACTCACTTACAAACTCATACTCAACGGCTCGGCCAGGCGTTGTATTTAGGTAACCTTGCTTTGCCCAAAGATCGTAAGGGACTCGGTCTTTCCGACTTTTTTCTACTAGCCCTTCTGAAGGCAACCAGAATTCAGAGTGAACTCCACCATCCTCAGTCACTAAAACTAAAGCAGTTAAATCGTTAACACTGGATAAATCCAAGCCACCCCAAACTTTTTGGCCTTCGATAGGGCCACACTCCCCGCCGTTATCTTTCCAGACAGACGCAGAAACAAAAGGAGCGACTGCCTCGACCCTTTGATTAAGGATTAAATTTCTAAACTCCGGCTCATTAGCAGGCATTTCCATCGCCTGGTGACATTGCTTCTCAATGTCAGCAACACTCCTAAACTTACCCATTGCCGGGTTAGCCGCGGCCCAGGCTTTACGATCATCTAAATCGCAATCTTTAGGAGCCTCATAAACATGACAAACAGTCCTTGGGTCTGCCGCGTTACGCTGCGCGTCAATCCAAACGCTGAGCATATCGGCATCCGTCGGCGCCTGCGTTGATATCGCTATCAGCAATGGATTTTCATAGGCCCCTTGCGCACTGGTAATTGCCGAAACAAACTTATCGGTAGGCCCTACCACCTGCCCGACCTCATCTAATATGGCTAAAACTGGGCTCAAGCCGTGAGCAGTAGTGCCCTCTGCAGATAACGCTTTATATAAAACGTTTTTGCGCAGCCCTATTAACCGTTTTCCGCTGGGCTGTATGCGTACCAACTTGCTTAAGACGGGTGACATTTCCACCATCTTGCGGGCAAGCTCGAAAATGATTGCTGCTTGCTCCTTGCTTCTTGCACCGCTCACAATCTGGCTATTCTGGACAGCCTCAGGCCCGCATAAATGGGCCAATAATAAACCTGCGATAAGAGCCGTCTTACCGTTTTTACGGGCAATCGACAAGATGGCGGTATGCGTTCCCTCAGGGTTATCGTAAACCTGCAGAATAAATTTTTTTTGGAACTCTTCGAGCTTAATAGGCTCGCCAACTCGCGCCCCTTCAGGGGCCAAGCAGTAAGTCTCAATAAATGCGCAGACCTTTTGCCCGCGCGTTAAGCCTTTTTTCTTAGCCATCAGGCCAACAGCTCATCATCCTCAAGTTCTTCTTTCAACTTTCTTGACTGCCTTTCTGTCTTGCGGGCGTTCTGCAAGTCTCTTGCGTCACCAGCTACACGACCACCCATTCTTAGGGTTCGCATAAGGGCCATTTCCCGGCGGGCAAATTGCTCAAGGACAGACACCCGTGGATTAACGACCATCGTTCCGCGCTCGTTAGCGATTACAGTACTTTCGGCGTCCAGGGCTTGCTGCTCTTTTTCGATGTCATGCTGGCATCTAGCTAATTGACCGGCAACCACTAAATCGGCCTCAGTCCATTCATCCCTCGCGCGCGCGCGCACGATCCCATACCAAAAAACATCATCGCCCTCCCTCAGTTTTATGTGAGCAGGGGGTGACATATCATCCTTAGCAGCGTTTAGCATGGCCTTTAAAGCCGCTGCTGCGCTGTCTGATCGTTGTTTTCTCATACTTTTTTGTCTGGCTTTATGGGATAGCAGTAAAACAAAGGGTGC